TCATTATCAACTCTGTATAAGAGAGATTTATAGGTACCTTCTGCAATAACAACATCTTCAAAGACAAACTGTTGAGTCGCACTACCTGTAACCGTTTGAGAGTTCACTACAACATACTGATAGGTTTCTCCCTGTACTGTAGTAGTGAGTTTAGTACCTCTTGGTAGAGTTAATGTAGTGGGGTAAGAAGGCCCGGCAGTATTATCTACTGTTAACGTAATAGAAGCCCTAGGAGCAAGTACCGATCTTGGCACATATCCTAACAACTTAGCTCTTGTTACCACATTACCACGTATCTGTGCAGAGTCAAGAAAGGCCTCATTTAAAGAATAGTGAGCAGCAACGGCATTATAATGTGTATTATATGCAAGTACATCAAGGAGGGTTGACAAACCACTACCTTCAAAGTTATAATCATTAAACTCTGTTTGTTGCTTAAGATAATTCTTTAGGTTATCTTTAATCTGATCGAAATCAAGTTCTGTTACATTTAAATTAGTTGCCATAATTCTACCTTAATCTACGTAGTACAATCTCGACTGTGCTTTCTTGGTCAGATTGTGTAATTAAAAATTTTACTGTTATTCTATAAGCGTTTCTATCAGATAAATCATCAACAGCCACATATATAGGCTTCACTCTTGGTTCGTCCTTTAATACTCTCTTAATATTATCCTCTAATGCAAGTTCTGTTATAGCATCAGCAGGTTCAAATAATAACCCTCTTAAATTAGCACCTGTAGCGGCTTGAAAGGGGCGTTCATGGAAATTAGTCAGTATTAGGTTACGTAATGAGTTCTTTACTGCCTGGTCATCTCTTAATGGTATAATATCTTTTCTGATCTTATGCAGTGTTAGCTTTAAGTCTAAATCACTATATCCCTTTGAACGAGATACATTAGATGCTTTATTCACTCTACCTGAAACACTTCTATCTGATAGTATAGAAGGTGAGGTGATTATGTCTCCGTCATTTATATTAGCCATATAGTTATTTATACCTTTTATGTAAGTGTTTAATCAGGCTTCTTTGTTTTACCAGCAGAAGAACCACCTGATATAGTATGTGTATGAGTGGCCAACGTAGCCCCACTATCCGTAATGGTATCACTAGCCACAATGGTACTCTCATTAGTCTGTGCTCCACTCACAGCTAAGGTGTCCTGAAGCGTAGTAGAGTCAGATACAGTAAGGGTACCAGTGATAGTAGTATTACCATCTATGTTCACGATATCGTTTACTGCGTCTATTAGCACAGTGCCTTCTTCATTGATATTAATAATTGTACCACTCTTGTGTCTCAATTCGATTTCTTCTACATTCATTGTAAAAGTGTGATTGTCTTTATGTCGAATTCGCACTTCTTCTTCAATCATTCTAATAGTGTGATTATCTTTATGAGTAATCTCTATTCGTTCCTCACCAGGCTCATTATCGTACTCTACTCTATGTCCTGCCTCTGTAGTATGTACCTTATTATTAGGATAGTGCTCATCTACCTGTAGCGGCAAATCAAGTATGTCTTCGGTCTTAGCAGAAAAGGTTCCCATGATAACAGGGTCTTGAGCACTATTACCGTCTCGGAAGAAACCAATCACCCACGACCCTACCATTAACTGATGATTCCCACCAACACCCTGTATAGAAGCATATGTATTAGGCATCATCACAGTAGCCCACGGTAAATGTTCTGCCTCTATAGTAGAATCATAGTAACCAAAGGGTAATACACGCACTCTATTCATTATATTAGGATCATTAACGTCCTTTACTTCACCTATAAACCATGCAAACTGCCCACCTACGAACATATCATTTTGTAGCATCTAAATCCACCTCACTAGAGTCTTTTTGAATCGTTAAGTATTGATAGTATCCCTTATCAAATACATGTTCTATCTGTGTTACTAAGTAAACACCTGATTGGAGTTTATCTATGCCAGACCCATCTACATCTTCTTGGGCCTTTCTGATCTCCACTTTAATCTTTTTCCCTACGCTCATATCAAAGTCACCCGCAATCTGAATGGTATGTTTCTGGTAATTCAGGTTCTCCAAGTAAGCCATTGCCTTAGGTAAGTCGGCTGGAGAAGGGCTCATATAGTTCTGAGAGTCATTGAAGGCCTTAGAGTTCAGGGATATAAAATAACTCTTTGACTCGCTATACGAAGAAAATATAGCATCCTGCACCTTCGCACGTTCTGATACGCTAAATGGTATGTGTTGATTTAACCGTAAATTGTTACCCTTATATGCGTATACACTCTTAGAATACTTCTTCTCTGATACATCTATTGTATGCAGTGTTGAACCGTATGCCCCATTATAAGCCGATAAGAACTTACCCTGATTGTAATCTGATGTTATATCTCTTATATTAGTCCTTTCATACTCGTAGCCTTCTTCTGTTTCTAATGCTATATCTGAATCAATGAATGGACTATATGTATAGGTATCATAGACATCTTCTTCTAAGAGAGATTTATATGATTTACAGTGAATTTGTGCGTTATTATTCAATGTCTGATAATAAAAGAATGGTGTGCTTTGATCGAAACATTGTCTGAGTAGCCATTGTATACCCTGCAGAGGTCTGATATTAGGAAAGATACCCTTAATAATGTTTTTAGATCCTTCTGAGCTTTCTACTTTAATGTCCAATATGCTTTTACTCACATACTTAATAATCTCTAATGGAGTGCCAGAAAAAGGAGTCTTTAAAAGCTTTAGATTATTCACATACATATGCTCTGTGACGCATCTAATGTTATATGTGTTCAATCCGGGCTTGAGTCTCTTATAATTAAATATCTCTGCTATACGCGTGGCTATTGTGAATGATTTCGTTTCCTTGCTAGGTTCCTTTCTCTTGACTTTAATACTAATCTGCTCGTTACCTGATAGCTTAAGTTTCTCCATTAAACTTAATGTATCACCTACAGATAATACAACTTCTAGCCCTGGTGATTCAAGTGATTCATAGACAGAGAAATACGCAACCATATTAGTAATATCATAGAGATAAGGTGTATTTGATTTATTCTTTACGTTATTGGCTTCTATTACTACACCTACAACTTCATATGTTGTGGGAGTAGATGCAACGCCGTCTGGCCCTACTCTATTCTGTGATAGACTACTCATTTAATAAGCTCTCGAAGTTTTCTATGAATCTGCCGATGAAATTAGGGTTAATAACTCTGATTCTACTACGCTCTTCATTTAAATCATTAACATATTGTCTATTAGAAACATAGCTTAACGAGGCGGCAGGTGTGGCAACATCTTCCTGATTAATGAAGGTCATATTAGTATACTCTCTTTGAATACCATCTTCATCTGTAATATAATAGTGATGTGGTGCATCTGCATAGTTAAACACTTCATATGATTCAACAGTGTCTTGTGTGTTTGATCCAATTAAGAACTCGTAGTTATTATTATTTAATGCACCATCGCCTGAATATCTATTTGTATTCTGCATATCTTGAATCACTAATTGGTTCATATCAATGTTTTTCTTAGTGAGTGTACCAATTGCGCCTGATACAGACCCTGTGATTGTTTCTCCTAATTCATATCTACCAGATAAAGAGTCTCTGAATTCACTAATGGTACCATCTCCTGTTCGCACAATAACCGGCCTTGTAGTAATTGCATACCCATTATAGTGTTCTTTTATATACTCAAATAACTGTTCTTGTGATAATGGCCACACTTTATACCCATCGTGCAGAAATTCATTAATAACAAAGAATGTCCAATAGAAATCAGGTGTACCATATAACCTTTGTGATACGGTATCAGGTCTTTCGCCGTTTTTTACTTCATAGAATTTATACAGAGATGGGTTATCCACAAAATTCTGTAGTGGTCTTACGTTACGGAAGATATTAACCATGCGCATGACTGACCCATCTTTCTTTAGATCATAGTTAATAGTAGGAAATTGTTTGAAAAAACTCATATTTATGCCTCTGATTTACTCTTTGGATAATCAAAATTCTGTTGTACCTTGCTTGGTGGTCTTTCTGAACCACCTTCACCAGGTACGTGATATAGATCATTACGAGTAAGTTGTCTTTGTTCTTGAAAGGATAGACCAATAGTTATGTCTGTAGGTGCACCGTCTTTATGAAACATATTCGCATTATTATTATATGATGCGTTCATACCAGTTAGATATGAATCAAAAATAAACGGCATATATTCATTTACCTTCTTACCTTTCATAAATTTAATACGAAAGAGTGGTGGGTATTTAAGAGCAAATTCACCCTCTCTCTTTGCATACATATACTTTCTAAATGTATGTTCAATAACACGAATGGTCTCTGCTTCTTTTGAATTAGATGCAACTAAATTAAAGTTTAATTCAAATGTACGAATAGACGCACCTTCATATGTAAGTGTTGATTGGTTATTTAATGCAACTCCTGCTTTAACTGTAGATGCAGCTGCCACACTTAAATCATCACCTATACCCATTTTCTGCATGAGAGCAGTACCAATGGCTGTAGCTTCTAAATCAGTGGCTAATTTCTTATTACCTTCTTCGTCTTTTTGCATCATACCTTGCACTGCATTAATTGTGCCTAGGTCTATGTTACCAAAGTTTGCACCATCACCTAGTGAAATACCTGATGGTACATATAAGTGAATTTTAAACACATCAGAGTCAAATTCTTTACCTATGATCTCGAAAGAAACGTGATGCCCACCCTTTGTGACCTCTTCTCCGAGTGTATGTGGAAATGCTATAATTGATGACATAATTTACCCTTATAAATAGTAATACATTTAATATTATATAAGGTTATTTATAATGGCTTACAAAGGAAAATATCAAATAAAGGACACAAAAAAGTACTTAGGTGACCCTACAAAGGTTACATATAGGTCTTTATGGGAACGTCAGGCCTTTAAATGGTGTGAATCAAACCCTCGTGTTAAACGCTGGAACAGTGAAGAGATTGTTGTTCCCTATAAGTGTAAGACAGACAATAAGTTACATAGGTATTATGTTGATTTATTAGTAGAATTTGATAACAGAGATATTATTCTTGTTGAAATCAAACCTAAGAAAGAGACTATGGCACCTAAGAAGCCCAGTCGCAAGACAAAACGATACATTAATGAGGTTACCACTTATATTAAAAATACATCTAAGTGGACAGCTGCCGATCAATACGCCAAGCATAAAGGTTGGAAGTTCCAAGTGTGGACAGAAGATACTTTAAAGAATCTTGGTATAAAACTACTAAAGAGTTGATATAAATAACTATATGGCTAGTTTATTCGATACACTACAAGCAAATGCATTCAGGTCTGGAGTCCAGGCACGAACAAAAGCATCTAGGAAATGGTTTGAAAAGAACGTAGAGAAGTTAAAGATGCCTTCTCGTAATGCATTATTAAAAGACTCTGCCCTGGATCCTGTTAGTAAACAGATTGCAGGTAATATGTATATGTATTTCTATGATCCAAAGCATAAGAAAACATTACCTTACTATGATAGATTCCCTTTAACTATTATGTTACAGCCAGTAAAAGGTGGGTTCCAGGGGTTAAATTTACACTATCTACAGCCCGACATACGTGCTAAATTCCTTGATGAATTAATGAAGCTAGCGCCAAGTAAGGTAAAGAATAATAGTAGGTTAACCAAGTTAAGATATGACTTGTTACAGTCTACCCGTAAATATAAAGAATTCAGACCATGCTTTAAAACATATCTAACAAGTCAGGTAGCCTCAAGAATGGTTAGGGTACCAATGACCGAATGGGAAATTGCAGTATTCTTACCAACAGAACAGTTTAAGAAATCTGGTAAACAGAATGTTTGGAAAGATTCACTTAAAATTGCGAGACAATCATGAGTAATATAGACGCTTTAAAATCAACAATCGCTAAGAAGGGCGGCCTTGCAAAGGCCAATAGGTTTAATGTTATATTCACACCCCCAACACAAGCACTTCTTAATATTAACCCAGAGGTATTAGTCGGATCTTTGGTTAGTGGTGAAACACCTAGTGTAAAGAATTTAATTGCAGACCCAAGGGATATATCTTTGTTATGTGAACAAGCAACAATACCTTCGCGTTCTATATCAACACTTGATTTTATGGGTGATAAACAAAGTAACAAATTCCCATATGCACATATTGACGGCGATGTGACTATGCACTTTATATTAACGAATGATATGTACATGAAAACAATGTTTGATACCTGGATTTCTTCTATTATAGACGTAGATAATTTTAATTTAGGATATAAAGATGATTTTAGTACAGATATAATCATACAGACTTTAAATAGTAATAACGTACCAACATACGGAGTCAAATTAGAGAAAGCATTCCCTATCGACAGTTCAGTTATTGCATTAAATAATACAGACGGAGAATACCTCCGTTGTACCATTACTTTTGCATATGATAAATATGTAATAGAAGGACCATTAAGTTCAACTGCCTCTGCACTTAAAGCGGCAATACCAAATGGTCTGATATAATATAATTAATGACATGAAATGTTAGGAGAGTAAATTATGGCTTTGCCAATTTTAAATAGCTCAAGGTATGAGGCAACAATTCCAAGTACAGGGCAAACAATTGAATTTCGACCTTTCTTAGTAAAGGAAGAAAAGATTCTTATGGTTGC